GGTTATATCATGTGGATTAGCCTTAGCGAGTGCTTCGATTAGAGTTTCGAACAGGAAGGAATTGGATTTCTTCTCAACCACTACCTTGACGTACTTGCCGGTGTAGGCTGAGTAGTCGCCGTTCTGCACTTCATCGAAATAGAGATTGTCGTCGTTGTAGAAAATCTTCGTGTAGATTTCGTGCGGGTTCTGAATGAACTCTAGATTGCGTGTTTCGGTGTCGAACACATGGAAGCCCTTTGGATCATTCCAGTCAGCCCATGTCATCTGAAACGGTACGCCGGTATAGAGGATGTTCCCGCGTTCTGACCGATGGTGGAAGTGACCGGAGACTACCTGATCGTACTTGGCGAACATGCCAACGTCCATACCTTCATGACAGAAGTTGCCGCGATCCATTTCGAATCCGGCTAGCTCAAGGTGTCCGAACAGAATGTCGTTCTTTGAGTTCGCGACGAACACACCAGTTTCCTTCTCGTTCTCTTCGCAAATCCAAGGAATCAAATCTACAGGTATTCCACCGAAGACTATCGTAGATGGTTTGTCGATCAGACAAACTCTGGAATACTCCGACAACACCAGAGAGGGTGAGTTCACCTTGAGGGTGTTGCGATAGAAGATATCGTGGTTGCCTAGGAGCGCATACAGGGTGATCAGCCGCTTATCCAACTCGTTGAAGAAGTATTCCTTCGCGGTGGCAAGCGTGTTGAAGTTGACGTACTTACGTCGGTCGAACAGGTCGCCCAACTGAATCACGTTGCTGATGCCGTTAGCATCCAGATACGGGAAGAAAACGTCTGTGTAGAATTTCCGCGCAAGCTCATTGAATACGGCTGAGTCGTTTCTCAGTCCGAAGTGGGTGTCCCCAAGGATGGCGATTTTCATGTAATACCAATTATCCAGAATACAAAATTCACTACGAGTAGTATACCACTATTCGATGAATTTTTCAAGTCCTTTAGCGGTTGCCTTGGCTTTCTTCGCAGCCTTGGCATCTTCGAACTTTTTGATGAACTCGCTGATGTTCTCGTACTGGTCGAACTGCCGAGTCATGCCGTCGTCGGACTCCATCTGATTGAAGTCGTCCAGAATGCCATGTAACTCAGTAGACTTATACTTCACATACAATTGTTTCTTCTCACGTTGAATTCGTCTTAGAAATGCGTAGTAGACGATCTGCGAGAAGTAGGCGAACGGATTCTTGGACTGAGCCGGATCGAAGTTCCCGGCGTACATCACACAATTTTCGATGGCATCACACACCATTTCGTCACGCCACGAATAGGTCAGGAAATTATACTTATGACTCATGTTCTCTGCGATTAGCATGAAGCACTTGCCGACGTATTCGGGGATTCTCGGCGCGTCCACTCGCTCGCGCTTCGCCTTCCTGACAGCCTTGCGATAGGCTGTGATTTCCTTGAGGAAGAGTTTGTTATCAACGTAATTAGTTTTAGCCATGGTTTAGACTTGACAGTTCCTTGTTTTGTGTGTATACTGAGTGTGTCGCTCGTTTGAAGGGGTTTAATAAGAGACTAAGAAGATAGGATCAATTAGGTTTAACAGATGGGTCTTTGAGCATTAGAGGGATTACATTGTCAGTCCTAGGAGTCTTGGTCTTCTTGACCGCCTCTACTGAATACAGATAGTCTACAGCAGATATGAATTCATCCCTAAAGGATTCCTTGGTGGCAGTTGAGAAGATTACGTATTCCTTGGGTAGAAATACTTCATCTGTAGCACAGACGATAGGTGGTACCCATTCTCTGACATTGAGCATCTGTCTCCCACCCAACACTTCACTGTCAATCGTGACTGCTAGTGGTCGAGCAATTCGATAGTACATGTCTAGATTCTCTAATTCGTAAGCGATGATATCCTCGTTGGTCTTGAGTTTGTAGAAACGGATGACTGGTTGCGTAGGCTGTTCTTGTTGCATTAGCGTAGTCCTATATTGATTGATTTGATGGAGAACTTCTCTTCGTTGTAAATGCGAACTCGTTCCTCATAATGTCTCAATGCGAAGTTGACATAGTTGCCAAACCGCAGATCGTCTACGATATCGTATAGCGTACATCTGTCCTTAAATTCACCCAAACGCAATCCTCTTCCGATGGATTGCAATGTTCTAATCTGACTCTTAGTGGGCGAAGCGAATACTACATTGTGTAGGTGCTTGATATTTATGCCCGTCGAGAATGTGCCGTAGGATGCCACGATGACAGAACCACTTTCTGTCTCGGTCAGTTTTCGAACAACCTCACGCTCTTCTGTTTCCACAAGACCGTGAATCAGGTGGACCTTCCTGCCGGTTCCTGCTAGTCGGTCTTCGATCATCTTGTGGATGATCTTGCCGTGTAGCTTTACATAATTGTACAGGATTAGAGTGTTGCCGTCAAGCTTTTCTGCTAGATTCGTGATGTATTTGTTGCGTGCTTCGTTGGCACACAGGAAGGAAATCTCGTCAGGGTAGGACTGACCTTTTACGGTCTTGCAGACGGGTTCTGGATACTTGAGGACAAGGCACTTGATTTCAAGCTGCGCGAGTTGTCCTTTATCCATCAGTCCCTTTGTGGTGGCGACTCGTTGCACCTGTCCGAAGAGACCTTCTAGGACAAGCTTGTGAACCTTAGACCCGTCGAGGGTGCCGGTAGTTCCAATACGGAAGTCGCAATTCACCATCTGCGTCATGATGCCCTTGAGGGAAGACGCCTTGAACTGGTGAGCCTCGTCACCGATTACAAAGTCGAACTGAGAGAAATACTTCTTCGGCAGTTCAAAGATGCTCTGCCACGTAGAGATAACCATTGGTGCGTAGGCATCTTTCGTGAAGCCTTCGTAGATGCGTTGGCAGTTCTTCTCTACGTCCCACCCATAGTCCGCAAAGTCACCATACATCTGTTCAACAAGGGAAGTGGTAGGGACGATCAACAAGCCGCGTTTCTTGCCGTGTTCTAGGAGCCATCGCGAGAGCATGTAGATGATAAGAGACTTGCCGGATGCGGTAGGCGAGATAATGACTCCTCGCCGTTTAGTCGCTGCCCACAGATACGCGACTAGCTGATAGTCACGCGGGGTGTACTTCTCGGGGATGTTCCATGAAGCTAGGTGCTGCTTGGAAGGAAGCTCACACACGCCGCCGAGTTTGAGTTCGTGCGTCATGGTGTAGTTGTGATCCTTGGCGAACTGTTGCACGTAAGGGAACAGCCCCGCAAGAATCTTGTGAGTGCGGAAGGAGAATAGGAACGTCTTTCCATCCCACTTCCGTCTGGCACCGGGAAGCTTGGGATGGAACTTTGCGTTAGGGTCTACGTAACAGAAGTGATCAGATAGCTCTTGCGCTACGCTATCTTCGCATCTTACCCTCGCCCATACGTTATCTGTTTGTTCAAAATGGATATCACTCATCATCTTCCCACATGACACCCAAACACAGTTTCATCATTGTTCGATGAAACCATATTGGCTTGTGTTGGAGCATGAGCTTCCAACTGTATGCTCCTTTACCTAGACGATAACCACCGGAGTATTTTGGTGGCGAAGCGACGATGTAATCTTTAATGTCCACCGGATTCAAACCTCGTCCATGCCATGAATTCCTTCATTTGCCATGTGCGGTTGTTGAGTTCTTTCATGACGTAGGTGCAGAAGGATACGCACTCGTCGTGGAATGTGAGTCCTGCCTTGGCTTTGATGATATCGTCGTCTGCATCCATGTACAGATTGAGGTCAGCCTTGAGGGTGAACGGAAACGGTTCCCAACCCAACGCAGTTAGTTCCTGCTGTGTGAGCTTGCCGTTGTAGTACATCCACTTCGTCTTGCGCAGTTTGTTGAACTCACCTTCGCGGCGTGCGCCAGTCATCTTGTGGAGAGACAGGTACTTATTGTACTTACTGTGAACGATAGGGATGCGAATCATTTCACCACCGGGATTAGTGGTATCAACCTTCGCGTCGATTTCCCATTCTGCGATCAACTCATCGAGATTAGGGGCAACATACTTACTCATGACGAAACTCCTATCAAATCATAGTTCTATCATATCATATCCTGATAAGAAAATCAAATCCTTTCAAGATTATAGTAGGAATATCTGAAAGTTATATCAGCCGTAATGATGTTTTCAGCCGAGTCCAACGCGCTAAACATAATTCCACCTAGAGTTGTGGGGAAGCAGTCCTTGTACTGGACTCTAAAATTAGGGTTATTCTTGTTGGTGTAGATGGTCATCGAACCGTCCGAATACTGGACCGGTAGCTTGACACCCGAACCGCGTCTAATCTGCGTGTCGCGGAACTTGTCACCCATGTTGGCATACTCTTCGAATTCCTTGGGGAAGGTCATACCACGAATCCAGTCGTGAATGGCAAGCCATCCGAGGAGGTCTTCGTCTACGAGCATGGTCACGTTGAGTGTGTCGTAGATAGCCTTCTCGCCGGGAGCGTAGAGGTCAACGAATGGCGTAGAACGCATGACTTCGGACAGCGAGATACCGGGAAGGTTTGCCGTCTGGCAGAAGAACGTGAGTCCCGGCAAGCGCGTGAAGTTGAGTTTGAACTTCGTGCTTTGCAGGATATCGCGATTAGAAGGATTGCGTTCGATTGCGCCCATGGTTTTCTCCGGAAGGACTATGCTCTCTATTTAGCAGACAACAAAAAGGGGCGGATGTTGCCATCCGCCCCTGAGTCACCGGGATTTGCTCCCTTGTTATTATTGTCGCTTACGATCAGCCGATCAAGTTGATGACGGCAAACTTACGGTAGTAAGTGTTGCTGTGGTCGGTCAACGCACCGGAAATGGTCGTTTCTGCGCCCTGCTGCGAGTTGCCGAATGGGTTCTGGACCAAGCCGTAGCGAGTCTTGAAACCAATCTTAGGCTGGAACGTATCAGGGTTGATAGCGCGAACCATCTGTAGGGGAACGTATGGGCAGTAGAAGATACCTGCGTCATATGGGGTTGGACCCTTGTAGCCGACGATGACGTAATCCGAACCCGTTACCGAGTATGGGTCAACGTAGACCTTGAGGCGACCGAACAACGTTCCTGCGAAGGTGTTGCCAGTGTCATCAACCGATAGGTTGGTGTTGTTGGTCAACGCACCCTGATAGTCCAACAGACCGGTCATCGACAGAGCCGATGCAACGTCCGAGGAAACGATCAGAATGTTACCCTTACCACGGCGAGTGTCCTTAGCAATCTTGTTGCAAGCACGCTCAACTGCGAACAGAAGACCCTTGAACTTTTCAACTGACCAACGACCGGACGTATCCGTTGCCGAGGAGAGGTTGAAGGTGTTCGTGGTCAAGCCGACGTAGCCGATGTTAGCAACCGAGTAGATTGCGCGGATAACTTCACGATTGATTTCCGCGAGGATTTCAGTCGAGAGGATGTTGCTGAGTTCTGCTTCTGCGTCCAGACCGTGAATTGCCTTCAAGTCCTGTGCGAGTTCAAGCGTGTATTCAGCCTTGAGTGCGCGAGTCTTAGCAACAACCGAGATGCGGTCAATCGAGAAGCCCATCTGAGCCATCGAAGTACCGAGTTCTTCACCTACGGCGGTGGAGAATGCATTACCGGTGTTTGCCAATACTACGTTTGCCTGTGCGCCTGCCGATGACAAGTTAGCAAGACCACCCATGAGGGTAGTTGAGTGCGAACCGCCGCCAGTCCATGCCGTGTTAGCTTCGTTGTAGAAAGCTTCGGTGGTCTGATAGGTCGTGTTGGAATACTTAGCACGCATTGCGAAGATAAGTCCGGTAGGACCAGTCATAGGCTGAACGCCGCAAACATCATACGCCATCAGGTTAGGTAGCGCACGGCGCACCAGACCGATGAGGATAGGGTCGAAACCCTTGATGTTGCCTTCGCCGCCAGTCACAGGAGACATACCGCCGCCGACGCCGTTAGGCACAGCTTCGAACATGTTACCATATGCACTTGCTTCGTCGCGCATTGCCTTTTCTTGGTTCTCAAGAATGACAGCCGTAACTGCCTTCTTGTATGGGTCTTTGATTGCAGCGAGTTCAGGGTGGTCGAGGACCGGTGCCCACTTCGTTACGAAAGTTTCTGATAGATACATTTTGTTTCTCCGTTAGAGGTTTAGTTTAGTTTGCAACTTACTTGTTAAGCTGCTTGCTGATTGAGGTCACATAGCGATCCATAACACTACTGGTTTCCTTGGCAGCAGTCTCTACGAGAGCCTGTGGTCCTTCACTGACCTTTTTGCCGGTTGGGTAGTAGTTCTCGCGAATCACGGCGAGCTTCTGCGAATAATCACCCTCTGTGGTGAACTCTACGCCCTCTGCGAGCGACTTAATCTTTTCGACCTGAACTTCGGTCAATCCGTCGCAAGTCTTGCGTAGGATTTCGACAGCCTTAGACTCGTTAAGAGCCTTGGTCAATTCTGTGGTCTTCTTGACCTGTTCTGCGAGAGCTTCTTCGGAAGCTGCGACCTTTGCCGCAAGTTCTTCAACGAGGTCAGTCTTCTCTTCTGGAACTTCAATGTAGTGTTCCGTGAACAGGTTCTTAAGTCCTGCCATGAAGTCTTCTGCGATTTCAGTACGCAGACCAGACTCAACGGCTAGCTTGTTGTCTTCCATCCACTGTTCGACCACGTAGTTCAGGTATTCGTCAACCTGCGAGGTCATCTGCTCTTCAAGCTCAGATACGGTGGATTCCATGATTGCTTCGTTCTCAGCCGAGACCTTCTCAACGATTGCTTCGACGCGGCTGCGGACAGCGGCTTCGAAAATCGTGGTTGCCTTGGTCTTGAACTCTTCGGATAGGGACTCGCCTGCGAACAGAGCGTCGATATCCTGTGCGCAAGAACCCATGTTCTCGGACACTAGAGCCTTGAGAGCTTCGGTACGAGCCGCAGCAATCTCTTCTTCGGTTAGGGCAGGAGCTTCGTCTTCTTCGACAGATTCATCCTTCTTGGACTTCTTCTCGTCGTCTTCGTCCTCATCTTCGTCTTCGTCTTCGTCTTCGTCTTCGTCATCTTCATCGTCTTCATCGTCTTCGCACTTCTTGGCTTCGTCAAGCTCTTCTTCCTCAGAAAGAGCGGCAAGCTGCTCAAGCTCTTCTTCGGTGAGTGAGTCGAGGTATGCGTCGA